TTCTGTTCTTATTCATATCTTTTCCCTTTCCGCTACAAGGGAAGTTTTGTATTAACCGAAGCTAATTTGCGCTCCCCTCGCAACTCTTCTAATACACTCATCAAGCTCAGCATCTGTTAGCTGGCTTGGATCCGATTTGAATATCTTTCCAGAAGCAGATTGTGTACCATTTTCGGCAGGTCTTGCCTGTCTACTAGTGATATTGTTGACTATTGCCTTCTCCACCTGACTTGCCGTTGTAGCCATAGCACCATTGACAATATCATCGAAGTGAACCGTCTTGAATGCAGCTTCAAAGCTTATCCCATTTGAAAGCAAATTAGTGAAATCAGGATTTTCAATCTCTGCAGCAAGGTCAATCTCTACACCATACTTCTTAGATACAGCATCTGCATCCTTAAGCCATCCAGCATAGATTTGTTCAGCATTAGTATTTCTTGCTGCTTCTTCCTGTGCTGCCTTTAGAGCTTTATTCTCCTGTTCAAGTTTTAGCTTATTACGATACTGTTCAGTTGTTAGGCCTTGCTCGAAGGCTGCTGATTCAAATAAACTATCATCTTCATTAACAGCCTTAAGTATTCCTTCACTGTCACTAGCATCTAAGCCATACTTTGCAGCAAGTACTCCTAAGATTTCATTGTGGCTTTCAAGTGTTTTTTCAAGCTTCTTTGTCTCTTTGAAACGCTTGTTAAGGATGTCCTGTGTGCGCTTATCAAACTGATCGTGCCACTCGCCACCCTTTTTAATCATTTCATCAAAGGTGTGCTGCAATTCTGCTTCTGTAGGAGTTTTTGTGGTATTTTCTCCCTTAACTTCAGGCTGGGCTACTTCCTGAGACTGTTGCATTGATACTCCAAACTCAATGTTTGATAAATCATCCTCGCCCTGGGATCCTGGGACATCCCTCATTCCACCAGTAACAGCTCCACTACTCTCGCCTGTGCCTTCGCTTGTACTTGCGCCTGTACTAGCTCCACCACCATCAGCAAGAAGCTGCAGATTAAATTTGTGTTTCATTTTCTCATCGTTCCTTTCCGAAGTGTCATTCGCTTTAAGCGAAAAAAATGTGGTATAAAATCGCAAAAAGCATGAATTTTGCTTGTTGCTAAATTCAAAATAAATCATTTAAAAAAATAATGTCCCCCCTTTTGGGGTATTTTTTTTAAATTTTTTTTATTCGTTATAATGCATCTGAATATTTTCAGGGTACATGGCTGCAAGGTCACATAATCCACTCATTACCATACGAGACATGTGCTTAATGTTATGTTTAATATCAACTGCATCCACATTGATATCACCATCATCGAGCTTTACTTCAACAACTCTTACCTTGTCAAATTTTGCTAATAGCTCTATGTAATTTCCATAGGCTTGAATTAATGTTGATACCCCAGCACATACAATATCCTGTCCTTTAGGTGCATAATCTGCATGGCCTACAGCTCTAATACCATATCTAATGTTCTTCTCAGTTAAATAAATATCAATCATCTCTTAGCTCCTTACTGTTGTAGATTCTCTAGTTGCATTAGCTGCCTGTGCTGATAATGATCCTCTTGTATTTCCACTTGATGTAGCCTTACCTGTAGGCTGATTTGCCATTTGCTGCATTTCAGGTGGCACAATACCAAGCTGTGCTGCAGCTTCTGGTGCAAAAGTGATTAGTGCTTGTGTAAGCTGCATTACCTGCTGATAGAGGATTGCATTATTTCTTACATTCTCTTTAATCTTGTCAAGGCCATCAAAATCCATCATCTCCAAGCATGCAAGTGCGCTATCACCATTGTTAGGTGCGAAGAATCCCATCTGATATAGATTAATGGCTGTCTGATTCTGTGTTTCTTTTGAATATGCACTCTTCTTTTGTGGCTTAACCTCAATATCAAGTATTGGCTCACGCTGCCCCAGATTAAGGATAGTTCCATTAGGAAGTATTAAATTTCCCTGGTCTTGTGGTCTTAATGCTGAATTATCAAACTCCACAAATTGAGGTTTTCCATCTTCACCGGTAATCCTAAAGCATCTTGTTTCTGTATAGAATTGTCTTATAAGCTCTATTACCTGGTAGCAAATCTTCTTGAATGCTCCGTAACTTTCTTGTGATGCATCTCTAGATAGCTTTCCAGCTGCTTCTTGTAAGGATGCAATACCACTTGCTGTAGTTACATTTGAGTTTTGACCTTGTGAAGCTGCAGTGTTACCTGATGTGTCCTTCATCTCCTGTATCTTTTCAAGCAGCACATTCTCATAAATCGGTGCAAGTGGCTGCACTGGAACTGGCTTAAAAGTGTTTTCATCTAAGTGTCCATCACAATGGATGATAGAATTTTCAGGGTCATTGTATTCAGCTTCATGTAATCCTGCAGATGTATTAACAATGGACCTAGCTCTTGCATTCCAGTTTGAGTTTTCAAGGATATTTCGCTGCATGATATCAATAAATTTCTGATCATCACAGATTAGATCTATATATCCCATACCACATACATCTGCTTTAACTGGAAACAGCACGTCAAATACAAAAGGATATTGGCCATGTGCAAGCCAGCCTGTCTGCTCATAGTTAGGATCATTTTCTGTAGCGTAAAGTACCTGCTCATTACAGAACTTCACGTAATGCACTACAGTCTTAATACCAGGAATGCCTTGCGCATTAACAGTCTTAATTCTGCGCTTATAGTACCAGTCAAATACTGCTACCTGCTCTGTATCATCAATATCCTTGCCATAATTAACAAAGTGGAATACATCATCAGCATTTCCAGCATTTACATCTATTCCAGGATATCTAGCCTTTATTTCCTCTTGATCCATGTAAGAAACCACAAATACGTTAGGACTATCTTGAATATCCTTAATACCAGGCTTCCAGAAGATACTCATTACATCAATACACTTGATATCTATATCACCTAGGCCATTATTCTTGTCATTGTTCCAAAAAATTCCAGTAACTGATGTGCCAAACTTATTCTTATCCCACATACATTCACTGTAGGTCTTCTGATATTCGTTCTGCTCTAGCACTACTGGTATAATCTTAGATAATGCCTTAGCAACTTGTTCATCATCCCTAGCTCTTGGTAAAACATTTGGCTCTGGGTAATTGTCCATAGCATCTGCATGCTTATTTAGGATTGTATTAACAAGCCAGGCACTCTTAGGCTTGATTCTTGTAGACTCTGCAGAACCATTTATAAGGTCCCAGTGCTGCAATTGCCAGTACTTCTCACAATCTTCATACTTCTTTTCAAGCTCTTTTTTCTTCTCACGGTACTTTTGAAAAGTCTCATAAGCTTCTCTTACTTCTTTTGTGCCTATAATTCCTGTTGTTGTTACACCAGAATAAGCAGATAGCTCTGGATCATGTGACTTATTAATTGATTCCTGCTCTAATACTCTTGTTTGTTGCTGTAGAGCATTGATATCAGCCATAGCTTCCTGTTGCACTTGCATCTGCTGCATTTGGCTCTCTAGTTCATCTTTTCGTGCTAATAATTGTAAATTCATGCTACTTCTCCTTTACATGTTATAGTGTCTACTTGGTGTTCTTTGGTTAAGTGGATCATTTAGATCTATCTTCTGAAGAACATTAGGCCTTGGAGCTATTGGATGCTCCATAAATGCATAACGTTGTTCATCATAGTTGTGGTCTTCCATATCTGTATCTATATCTTCAGGATGTTTATCTGAATAGATTAATAGTGGTATGCATCGTATAAAGTCTCTGCAGGTATTGAAAACTTGAAACATTGGATCACCAAACTTATCAAAGGCTAGTCTATAGTGAAACTGCATCTTGCCAGCAAGTCTTGTATTATCTCCACCATGCCAATAGCAAAACTCTCGCTCCATCATCCTTGCTATAGATTCGCCCCTTGATTCATCAAAGATTGAAGGGTCTGCTACACAATCTATAATCTTTCTACCTTTTAAGATTTCATTATTTGCTTCCATCTCCCTTATACCTCTTGCAATCTCTGTAGGATCTATCATAAGGCCGTGGTTAGCTGTGCCATTACATCCATACCATTCAGCAATTCGATACATGCGCCCCTGGAAGTCAACAGCATTCCAGCCAACGGAAAAAGGCTTTGCATAACCAAAATCAAAGGACCTCATAATCTTCCATTCGTATGGAATATCAAAAGGCTCAATAACATGTGTCCACTTTCTATCCTTGTAGTGTGCGCTATCGTTCTTCCATTCTGTAAATACCTGTCCTGTGAAGCTATCCCAGCTACCGTACAATAGTGCATTTCTTTCAGCTTCAGGAAGTGAAGCAAGTGTTGCAAGATAGCCTGGATCTTGTTCAAGAAGCTCCTTATTATCAAATACGGTGGATGGTATGAAGATTCTATCTCTAGTCATTTCTATCCATTCACCGTCAGGTGTTTGGACTCTAACTTCTTCATACATCCTGGTCTTAGGTGGTGCTGGTGTAATAAATCTTTCCTTCACCCAGCCCATGCCTTTTCCGTCAGGGTTACATGTGCTTCTTATGTACTGGATAGTCTTTCTACCATTCGTTTTACCTGTAGGTCTACATCTAGACTTTAGGTATTGATACATTTCAAAGGTGAAATGTGTAAGCTCGTCAAAACAGATAACATCGTATGATCTACCTTGATACTTATATTTATCTTTATCAGCTTCCATGTAGCCGAAGAATATCTTAGCTCCTGAAGGAAACTTCCATACTTTGTCTGTCTGGTTATACACGGCTTTCGGGAAGGCTGCCTTGTATAATTCCATGGAACGTGATATAAGAGCTTCTAGCTGGACCGCTGTAGCACGAAAGATAATAGCTCTATAGTGTGGTATATCTACTTGTCTTAATACTTCAACAAGTAGTGCATCAGACTTACCGCCACCAGCTGCGCCACCATAAAGCACTTCAAACTCTGTGCGCTCCATAAATTCAATTTGCTTGGGTTGTGGTTTCCAGGTAATATTAGCCATCGTCTTCTTCCAATCTAGGCGCAAGCATTATTACACCACCACTTTGCTCTACATCAGCTTCAACCTTAAGCTCGTTTCTCTCTCTCCACTTTTCAGGCTGCCTACACTTAAGCCAGAATATCTGAGCTGTTACATTACCTGCCATAGCTGCTGCAAAAAGCGCATTCTCAACGCAATAATCTGTTACTTCCTTCCCTTTTTTTAATGCGTTTGAAATGGCCGAAGAAGACTTCATGTAGTCATACAAAGTAGACTTAGCCTTAAAGCCCATGTTAAAAGCAATTTGCTCTATGCTTAGTCCTTCTCTAGCCCATCCTTCCAGCAATATTAGATTCTCAGGAGATTCCCATTTTGCAATACGTTCTAGCTTTGCTTTTGCTGGACCATTAATTTTCTTTTGTACTGCTTTTGATTTCTTCTCGACTGCTGCAACTGGCTTCTTTTTAGTCTTGCTGACTCTCTTTGAATTTGATTGTGTGTTGCCTGGTTTCTTAGCTTTGTCCGATTCATTCTTATTACCTCTTGCCATAGTTAATCACCTTCTTATCATCGTACTTTTCCGAAGTGTCAGGGCTTATCGCCCCCATCGTCTATCCGAAGTGTCTAATTACAACTTCAAACTAACACAACAAAATTTTGGATGTCCCCCCTTTTGGGTATAAAAAAAGCAGTGACCATATAGATCACTGCTTTTTATAATTCATTATTTAGTTTTTTGGTTCTTTTCTGAAGAGATACAAAAGATATTCGCTCATGCTCATTTGTTGCTTTTCGGCTTCAGCTTTTATCTTTTGCTTTTCCAGCTCAGAAACTCTTATAATAATATTTTCAGTTTTCATAATTCACTCCTAAATAAGTGATTCGTGATTCTCGTTTACTACATCGTAGAAGTTAGGCTCAAACATACCATTTCTTTCATCTTCATCCTCATAAAATCGAATCATAGCTTTTGCCATATCAATTGTTTCAGCTTCTTCAATCAAATCTCCTGTTTCTCTGTTTGCTGTATAAATCTTCATAATGTGCTCCTTTCTACATTTCAATTATTTCCTTTCTTTTATCTCCCTTGCTTGATATTATAATAGCATTTGTATATACATTTGTAAATACCTAATTTGTGAATAATTTGTAAAATATAAAAATGAAGCCATATACTAGGCTTCATTGTAATTTTCCATAATCAATTTATAAATGTTGCAATTCTCAGGATAACAATTAGAACAATGTTTCCTGATGTACTTATCTTTTTGGCTTTCAGTCTTGAACTCCATTATAAGCTTCTTAGAACCATCTACTCCTTCACACCAGATTCCCTTCTTGCCTTCCCCCAGGTAAAAAGGACAATTACAAACATACTTAGGTTTTGTTCCCATAACTTTTCTCCCCCTGCTGCAATAGTGTCATTCTTATTTGTATTGTTCTAGCCAATCTATTAGGTCCAGCTGACATCTATCACATAGATCTATACCCTTAGTATATCTGTTTGATACTGCATAACTTATTTTTTGAACCTTAACATGTACATCCTTATCTATTGGATAGTATTCACCACATCTGTCACATATTTTTGCTTTCATATATTCCCCCTTATACTGCTGCATCTTATAGTGTTAGTTAATATTCTTTATTATTCATTATTCTCACCTCTCAGCTTATCAAGTATCTTTTCTATTTCATCAAAGTGTCTACCTGTTTTTTTAAAATTTCTAGAATCTAAATCCATCGTTGCACCTGTACCATCACTGAACACTGCTATAATACGACCTCTCCTAGAATTTACATTTGTCACAACTCCAAAAGTTTCACTATATACACTCTCTATTTCATCACCAACTATGATTTCTTCATCAGCCTTTTTCTTTTCTTCTTGCCACACCTTAAACTCACTTATTACTTCTGCTATATCATGGTCGCAAATAAGGTCGTACATGAGTTGCCCGACTACGAATCCATCTGAGAATTTTTCATCAGTATAGAACCTTTTTTCTAGTAAAAATTTCTCAAAATCTTCAAAGCAATCGTGTAACCATTCATACATAGCGTTGTAATCATTAATTGCACTGTTATAGCCTTTGTCGTGTTCAGCCTGTTTAAGTTCATCTATCAAATCTGTGTTATAGATTGCATCAGCTTTTCCATTTTCTAAACCCTTGTTATAGCCCCTTTGATATTGCACTTCATCTTGATTTTTCGCTCCATCTTCATAGCCTTTATTGTATGCACTATCTAAGCATTCATTTGTTTGTCTGCGTAGTCCACTTAAGCTACCTTGTTTTAATTGTGTTATATTTCCCATAGCTTTACTCCTTCTTTCTCCAATCATTAAAATGTATTGTTGGTATTCCATGCCAATTTTCAATGTATATCTCGTTAGTTACTTTTTCTTTATCATCAAGAGACACATCTACTGTTTCATTCATGTCGTAATTAAGCAATTCGGTTATTAATTCCTTAACTGTCATAGTTTTTATTCCTCATTATCTTTCATTATTTCTTTGTACTTTTCGCTTGGCACTGCTAATCTAACAAGCCTTCTCAAATCACTTAATTTTAAATTATGTCTTTCAAGCACGTTTTTGCGATAATCATAAAGATTTTCATACTCTTTTGTTTCTTGAGTGTACGCAATATCTATTCTCATTTTGTGAGCGATTTCATACGTTTCAATATATATTCCACCACCATCAACAATTGGAGCGTAAGATGGATCATCGGTTATTCTACCATTACCTTCATCCCAATATTTCATCCCCTTTTACTCCTTTAACTTAAATTTTTACTTGATTATTTTATTTAGGATTTCAGTTTAAACTCTAACCTAAATGTTCTTTAGTTATTTCTGTTCTAATATCTCTCTAATCTCCATCATGCAGAAATTAGGTCTTTCTTGCAGCGATATCCATTTATTAGTTAGCTGCTCTATCTTTTCTAGCTTATCAATAGACTCTAGGCAATACTTATATAATTCACTGTAACCACCGTTATAACCTCTTGGTATTCCATGGCAATCTATTTGTTTTAGCATTTGTTTAGCCTTTGCACTATCCATTCTCAGCACCTTTCATTTCTGCACCACAATGATTGCAAAACACAAATTCTTTTTCCATAAAATCAGCCGTACCAACATATCCTAATGTCTTTGGTGTTTCATTGCATACAGAACACCGCCAATTCTGACTTTTTTTGTCATATATCCATTTTCCTACCTTGCGTGTAGGTATTGCAGGTGGCATATTTAAAATATCTTCTCTTACAGACTCATTATCTAACTCGTACCCTAATTCTGCACCACAAGCCTCTATATATTCAATCACAGCCTGTCTACTCACGCAATCATCACTAGGTTGTTGCTCTAGTGCCTTAATATAATCTCTATTGTCACACTCTTTTATATCGCAATTATCCATATTTTGTGAGACACAATCACATAAAGAACATAAAGTTTCTTTTAAACCTTTTATTGCCTGATCCTTAGTCATTTACTTTCTCACTTTCACAAAAATTTTTTATTAATTCCTCGTTTATACCCTTTTGTAAATCTTTCCATGTTTTAAACGTCATCCATAAAGTGCCATCTTCTGTCATTATAACTTGATAATGTGGCATTATTTCTAACTCGTGATACCCGTATCTTTTAGCCCATTTTTTATTTATGCGCTTTTTACGGTGTTTGCGTTTCTGCCATCTTTGAGTCGTAATGTATACAGAGTGTCCTAAATATTCCATATCAGCCCTCATTTTCTGCTATTAGCTTATCAAAGATTGTCAAACAATCTTCGTATTCACTTGTATTTCTGTCGGGGTAGTTATCAATTCTATCTTCTATTTCTTCTTTAGCATGTTTAATCTTGGCTAACATATCAATTTTGCAATCGCTATACCCTTTGGTATATTGATCTCTGTCATACTGTAGTGCTTTTATTAGTTCCTCTTTGTCAACGTCATAACCAATTGTTTGGTTAACTGCGCACATTATGTGTTCTTCGTCCTGTTTAATTATTTGTGATTGAATATCACCATATATCTTTTCGATTGGGCTCTCGTACATTATTTTCCTCACTCTTCATCAAATTCCCATGTCTTCTTTACATTTGATGTGTCACCATCTTTATATTTTTTAATTCCAATTTCTGCCATATAAGCAATATCATGCGTTGCCTGAGCGATATCATCACATATATCTTTCATGTCTTTATCAAAATCAATTGTTGCAGCAACTAATGAAGTCGCAAGCTCTATGAATAAGTCATTTATTTTCGATTCATCAGCTTCAGACTCAAATATGAAATTTATAATTTTTATAAGCAACTCTTCACTTGTTTCTTTTATTTTATCATTCATTATCCTATCCTCATTAAGCTCCCTAAATCATAAAGAATAATTTCCAAATAATTGGATGCTTATATATTCTCTCTGCAACTGCGTTCATAATTGCAATATCTCTTTCAAGATCATTTTCCCCTTTAATTTCGCTTCCTTTTTCCTTGACAAAAATACGATAAAGAAAACCTGATAATGCAATATAAAAACGTAATGTATCTGAATCAGGATTTATACTATTCTTATCTGCCTTATT